GATTGCCTTAAGAACGCGATATGATAAAACAGAAATGGTTAACAAATATAAGAAAAAGTATGGTAACAATGATGAAATTGCTGAAAAAGTATGGCGATCTATTTTAATGCCCGTTGATATTAGTGACTTACAGATATTAGGAGATCCGAAAGAATTTGAGAATCATATAAGTTCTATGAGAAGTAAGATTGATGTGAGATTAATTGAAACTGCTCGTAGTGAGGACATATATTACCAATTGAAGACTGATTTAGCAAAACCACAGAGAGATTTCCACAATTGGATAAAATCAGCATTTATATACAATTATTGTTCCAAAGAATTAACTGGAAATAAATTAACTGTATTAGATATTGGTATTGGTAGAGGAGGAGATATTATGAAATACTATAGTGCTAAAATACAAGAATTAGTTGGTTTTGATCCGGTAAATAATTGTATCTATTCTGCTACAGACGGAGCATATAGTAGATACAATAATTTGAAGAGAAAATTTCCAGGATTCCCTAAAATGACATTTTTAGTAGCTGATGGTAATACTAAATTAAATTTAGAAGATCAAATTAAGTCAATTGGTTCAATGGATGATAAGACTAAAGCATCTATGAAGGCAATTTTTGGAGAAAATGAAAATGATAAAAAGATGACTTTTGATGTTCTATCTTCTCAATTTGCCATTCACTATCTATTCAAAGATAATAACACTTTTAATAATTTATGTGCTAATATTAATAAATTTCTTAAATCGAATGGTTACTTAATATTTACTACAATGGATGGTGATTTGGTTCATAAAGAATTGAAGAAAAATAAAGGTAAGATTGAAACATTTTACACAACCAAAGATGGGGCTAAAAAGAAGTTTTTTCATATTATCGGTAAATATGATATAAATGCGGATGTAAATCAGACTGGTTTAGCAATTGAAATGTTTAATGCATCTTTTATGGATGATGAATCATCATTTGCAGAATACTTAATTACTGAAAAGTTTATAGTTGAAAATTTTAAAGAAAAATGTAATTTAGAATTGGTAGAAAGTGAAAACTTTGAAAATATTTATTACACGTTTAAGAATTTCTTTCTTGAAACTGCTGAATTTGAAGAGAATTTACAAACTAGAAAATACTTTCAAGGTATTAAGAGTTATTATGATTTATCTGATGACATTAATAAAGCATCATTTGAATTAACTAAATTGAGTAAATTGTATGTATTTCAGAAGAGGGATAAAAAATATGTGAAGACTAATATGAAGAGAACTCGAGCTGTCTAAGGAGAAAAATTGATTTATATTTAAATTCCTATTATTCATTCAAACTTCATATCTTAAAATGAATTACATTGAAACTTCTACTTATATATACTACGGCGAACCAAAACAAAAAGATACCAAATATTACGGTAAAATTTATTATAAAAATGGGATATCATATCATGGTTATTTAATAAATGGTTTAAGAAATGGTTATGGTGAAAAATATGATTCAAATGGAAGCTATAGAAAAGGATATTTTAAAGATGGTTTATTAAATGGTGAAGGAGTTTCATTTAATAAAGAAAAAAAAGCATATTATATAGGGAACTTTACGGATGGTAAATTAGATGGATTAATTACTTGTTTTTATGATGATCCAAAAAGAGTAATTAAGAAAAATTTTAAAGATGGGATACAAGTTAAAGAGGTGAAAGTGAAAGTGAAACTAGTGAAGAAGAAAAATTGATTTATCCACCAATTACAACCATAATGTATTATATTTATATTACAAGATGTTTACAATTATTGAAACTCCTGAAAACACTTATTATGGTGAACCTCGTTCCAATGAATCTAAATATTACGGAAAAGTCTATTATAAGAATGGATGGTCCTATCAAGGATATTTGATGAATGGAAAAAAAAATGGATATGGTGAAATGACAACAATTAATGGTAGTTATTCAAAAGGATATTATTCAGATGATTTACTAAACGGTAAGGCCATTGTATATGATAAGGAGAAAGGAACTTATATTGATGGTTATTATGTTGATGGTTTGTTGAATGGTGAATGTTTATTTTACAATGATTTAAATATACTAACAAATAAAAATTGGTATAAAGATGGTAAATCATGTGTAGCAGTTCAAGAGACTATATACAAGACAATTAACGGAGAGAAAGTCAAAGTATATGACGGATATATATTTGATGATGTTTATAATGGATTTGGTAAATTGTATGAGAATAATAAAGTATATATTGGAAATTTTACATCTGGTAAGAAAGATGGTAAATTTTTAATTTGTTATCCAAACGGTCATTTAGCGTACACCTCTCAATCTAATATAGATCTAGTCGTAGACATTGATAAACTTACAAAAGAAACATTTAATAACTATAAAAATACCGTAAATTTTAATAATGATACCTATGATGATAATAATAAGATTGTTCAAAAAGATATTGATCATTCAATTAAATATGTTGGAAAATTAAATAGTAGTATGAATTATAACGATGATACTGGAACATATTATACAGATGCGAATAAATATACTGGTAAATTTGTAGACGGTACATTTATTTCAGGTAGTTATATATTCAAAGGTGGAAAATACAAGGGAGAATTTACTAACTTTTTATTGAATGGTAATGGAGTTGTTGAATTTGATAATGGATCTAAATTTACTGGAATCTTTACCAACAATTTATCCGATTTCAATACTTTGATCTTTAAGGAAAATAATATCGAAAATGAAATTAAATGTCAAATAAACATATCAAATGATAGTGTTGTTTTTAATACCATACCCGAAACCGTATATAAAAAAGACGCAAATAATAAATATGTTGGAAATATTACATTATTTATGAGTTTGATTGAAGGTATGAAAATTGTCTTTAAAAGCGGAAAACATTATATTGATAATAATTTAGTATATGAAGGCGACTTTAAAGAATGGGTTTATCATGGACATGGTATTAAGTATCATCCAAATGGAAATTTACATATTACTGGTACTTTTAATGGTGGTGAATCAATTAAATCTGAATATTATGATGAAAGTGGTAATCTTATTTATGCAGATACTGATGAATTTACTGATTTACCTGGATTAGAAGAGGTATTACCAATGCTACCATCGGTACCTCAATTAATTAATAATCCTGGAGTTTTTACTGCGATGCTTAATAATTTAGTACATTCAGTTGAAAATTTAGGGAATGTTCAAATTGATTTTAGCCAAAGTCTTAATAACGAAGTACCTGGAGGGGAAAGTGATGAGGATAGTTAGATTGGGTATTAATAGTGGAATCTTTTAATGGTAAATTTTAAAGGGGTGGTAAAAAAACTTTAACTTAAGGGGTATATAAACTTTAACTTAAAAGATGGGGTATATAAACTTTAACTTTAACTTTAAAATTGAAATCTAATTTATTTATATAAATATTAATTAATATATATATAATGAAACCATTTATTTTCCAACTACCAACTACTACTGTTGATCTAGTGAATGAAAGTAATATAATTTATTCAACTAGTTCTATTTTTGGTCAGCCATTATTTAAATATGGTTTTCACCATTTTATTAATCAAACAAAAGATAAATTAGTTATTTTAGATACACTTGAAGGAAAAACTTTTTATAATATTATTGAGCAATTTAACGATGATGTCCCAAATTATAGTGATAGTATTAAAAATAAAGTAAATTTAAAGAGAAATAAACTTGAATTATGGGAAGTATTGAGTATATTTGGTTTAGAAGGAGATTTGTATTGTAATGATGAAGAGTATGATGATGTTATTAAATCATTTTATTCAAAGAATTCATTGAAATATAAAATAATGGATGATTATAAAAAAACGGATATTTATATTAATATTAATAAATCTGATGCCAATATTAAACAATTAGAACAAGGTCATTTTCCAATTTTATTAGAGGCATTACATGAGATTGGTGAAGGTTTAAATAAAAATGGTAATTGTATTATTAAAGTATATGATACATATACTGAAGTATCAATTAAGTTGTTAAAGTTAATGTCAGAAATATTTACGGAAACATATGTTTATAAACCATATATTACTTATGGTCGTCAAGCAAACAAATATATAATTGGATTAAATTATAAAGGGAATTTTAAAAATTCAAGTAAATTTAAAGAAATTTTAAGTGAAATTAAATCTGAAAAATTAAATAATATTTTTAATAATATCGCAATACCTGAACAATTTGAATTTGTTGTTAAATATATGAATATTCAATTGGGAAATTATGAACACAAAATGACCAATATTTTAGTTGATTATATTAAAAAATCAAATTATTTTGGCGATCTATATCACGAATCGCTTGAAAAACAAAAAAAGAGTTCCGAATATTGGCTCGATATTTTTTACTCTTCTAATTATAAAAAAAATAAAGAAACTTTAGCATCTTTAATAAGTAAAACTATTAAAGATAATAATGATGATATGATTCAGATGTTTAAATCATTGGTCTAATCATTGGTTCAAAATATCCGGATTAGTCAAAGCAGATAATGGCATTGAAACTACATTTGGATTGGAAGATGCTGTAACATTTCCAGTTGGTGGATTTGCCGCTAAAGCTGGATGAATATATACATTTGCTAATTCATTACCAAGACTAGCTTCAACTGCTTGCTGAGTAAGTTCACCACTATTAATTTTATCAATGTTATCTAACATTTTATATAAAAATGTTAAATCATCACCCATTACAATTTTTCTAAATAAAAATGGATGCTCTTCCGCAAAAGAAGGGAAGATTTCTCTTAAAGCAAACAGATATTGCATTTTATCATTCAGTTTAATTTGTTTATAAACATCAAGGTCAGTAAATTTCTTAATCTCTCTTATATACTTTTTAATTAGCTCCGGATCTTCAAATGACATAATATATTAATAATATATTTTATTCTTTATGTATTTAATGGATTTTTATTTAACCATTTTTTTATATTTCCACTAATTGAATATTCATTTGGCAATATATTTGTCATTATATTTATAATTAAAAATATTAAATCAGTTACAAATATTACACTAAATATATTTATAATAAGTGACTCTTTTAATAATGAAATTAACATATATATTATTAAATAAATACTAATACTAAGAATATATACTTTTGTATTCATCAAAATCATATGTAAAATATCTTTGTCATTTTTATTATATAGCGTATTATAAGATAAATTAAATATCATATATATTCATAAATAAATTTATTTTTGAATTCTAATCCGAATCAGATTCTAAATCATCTACATATTTCATATTGGTGTAGTCAATCATCAACTGATCTTCTGCTGTGGGTGAATCTTCAGCAACCAATAATTGTATAGTATCTGGTTTCGCAATATCTGGTTTTTTCCCATCAGTTATCCCCATTTCTCGTACCTCCAAAACTTGTTTATTGACAAATATTTCAACAATTGATCGATCATTGATTAACTTTTCTGGATTATCATTATATGAAAATGACTTATTAGGTATAAAACCGATTGGAATAATATATTCTTTGGTTAATAATTCTTCCAGATTTTTAGAAAAATAGTTAAAGAGAAATTTTTCATTATTTATCAATAATTTGTAAAATTCTGTACCATCAGTTACATCCGATTCAACTTTGAATAATATTGTGTTTCTATATTTATTATATTTCTCTGAAAAATAATATACCTTTAAGATATTATTCTCATGTATAATAATGTTTAAATCAAATATGTAAGCAATTATAAGAATTATATCCTGGGATAATTCATTGTTCTTTATTTGACTGATAATTTTAGGCTTGTTTATTACCAGTTGTGTATCTTGGATGTAATTAATAATATCTGTGATGATTGTTAATAGATAATTCTTTTTATTCGCTAGAGTATTGATATCATAATCAGTATCGATTACAAACATAATAAGATCAATAAAATCATTGAATTTTTTTTCACACTTTTCATCAGAATATTGAAATAATTCTAAAATATTTGATTTGGTATTAGTTGTTATTATCGATTTATCTACAAAAAAATCGATAATATATTTAAGAGTAATTTTAGACATCTTATACTATAGTTATATTCTAATATTTAAGTAGGAAATAAAAGAATCAATTTTTCTTATCTAATTAATAAATTGTTTACTCACCTTTGGTTCGTCCCAATTTCTCACTACAGCTACGCGAGCGCTGCAATTTTTATTAAATGAATCGCCTAGCTCATCATTTAATAAAAATTGATATTTCCACATCTTCCCAAAATACCTAATACCTAGTATATCTAAAATGGCTCAAGCTTTAAGACATATCATCACCCGATTTCGTGAATACAACAAAGATCCAATTGATGGATTTTATTGTGAACCAACCAATGATGCTTTCAAATGGAAATTTACTCTTTTAGGAATTCACAATACTCCATTTGAAAGTGAAATACTTAATGGATTCATTCTTTTTCCTCAAACCTTTCCAAATGAACCACCAGTTATTCAATTTACTTCCAAGATGTTTCATCCAAATATTTATGTTGATGGTAAGGTTTGTATGTCTATTTTACATGATTCTCGAGTTGATAATTTTTATGATCGACCAGATGAAAAATGGGTACCAGTACATACAATTCAATCAATTATTTTGAGTATGATACTAATTCTTCAAGATCCTAATATTGAATCACCTGCGAATATTGAAGCTGCTAAATTATTTCGAGATAATAAGAAGGATTATTATCGGATGGTGCGTAAGTGTTTCTAAAAAAAAAGATTTTTAAAGCTTAAGAATTGTTAAAGATTGTTAACTAACCATATATAAAACCATACATGAAACCATATATAAAACCATATATGAAACCATATATAAAACCATACATGAAACCATATATAAATACTCATTTACAACTCTTCCTAACTTTTATTTAAACCAAATAAAAATTGATTTATTAACCTATTCCTTTTATCCAATCTATATTATACAAAGATGAACACTAATAAACGATTATTAAAGAGACTTATGGATGAATACAAAGATATTATTCAAACCGATTATGGTCTAACAGCTTCAATGAGTGAAGATGATCCAACCAAGTGGCAAATTTTATTTTTTGGTCCAGCTGATTCAGGCTTTGATGATGGAGTATTTAAATTGAAAGTTCAATTTGATGATAAATATCCATATGAACCACCACAATGTAAATTTGACACAATTATATTTCACCCAAATATTAGTACCAATGGAGTAATTTGTTTAGATATATTAAAAACAAATTGGAGTCCAGCATTATCCATACCAAAACTAGTATTGTCGATTATATCATTATTGACGGATCCAAATCCATTAAGCCCTTTAAATGGAGAAGCTGCTCAATTATATTTAAGTGATAAACTCAAATATAAAATGAAAATAGAAGAATATACAAAGAAGTACGCAATTTTATAATTTAGATTTTTTTTTATAGTTTAAATATATACATATTATAAATGTCATCATATAATGTAAAAATTCCAGAGATAATCTCATCGTCCTATGATGAATCTTATATGTTAACTAAGATTCCGATGCATAAAAAAGAAGGTAAGCGTGTTAAGATATTAAAATGTCCAGATGAAAAGAGTACTATGTCTTTTGAAGAAATAATTAATGAATTTATTGTTGAAAATGCGAATAAACTTGAATTAATTGATATTAAATATACGGATAAATCATGTTTGATTATTTATAAATTAATCTAAAAATTGAGACTTTGTACGACTCGTCCTAATTTTTATTTATATTATTTAATAAAAATTGAGACTTGTCTACGACTCGTCCTAATTTTTATTTATATTATTTCATAATATAAATAAAAATTGAAATATTATTCATATGACTTCCATATATAGGAAAAAATCTGAATGGAATCCAATGAATCTATATCGTCACTTGAAAAAGAATCAACAAAAATAAATAAATTAGTTAGTAAGAATTGTGCTCATTGTGGTAAAGATAATGCTCGTTCTTGTCCATGTAAATTAGCAGCTTACTGTAACCTTGAATGTCAAAGAAAAGCATGGCGAACTCACAAAGAAGCTTGTGTCGCAAAACGTGCTTCTCTTGTTGCTCTTGAAGCAGCAGCAGTCAAAGCAGCAGCATCACTTAAATCACTCGCACTTGAAGAAGCACTTGATGCTGTAATTGAAGCAGAAAAACAGGCAACAACAGAGCCACTGAAAGAAATGGAAAAATTTTTTGTACGACCAAATAATCCGGCGGATTTATCGACGACAATTGATCAAATCTATAGAGCCTATATATCAAAAATGAGGCAATTACCAGCAGTGAGTTATAGTATGTTTTCAAGTGATGCTGCGTCTTCATTTAGTAGTAGTGTTCGTTTTATGTTTATCGAGCATTTTTCATATGCTATTCCCCATTCCTCAACACTTTTTGCTCTTTCCTTGAGACTAAAAGGTTATAAGAATATTTTGGAAGTTGGTGCTGGCTCAGGTCTGTGGACATACCTATTAAGTGGTCTTCATGATGTGCCAATTCGTGCTACTGACATCTTAGACGCAAGCTATAGTTATGATCGGAGATATAAGTATTTACCGATCGAAAAGCTTGATTCGGTTGCTTCAATTGAAAAATATGATCCAGAAGTATTGATGATGGTTTGGGCACCACTTGGTACATCAATGGCGTATGAATCTCTGAAAGCATTCAAAGGAAATCTTCTAGTATGGATTGGTGAGTCAAATGGTGGATGTACTGGAAATGCTGATTTTTTTACCGAACTTGAAGAGAACTGGAAAATGATTGATGATATTGATATGACCAGTTGGAGAGGAATTCATGACGGCTGTTCAATTTGGCATAGAAAAGTTCCGAATCCTGATAAATTACTGGTTGGAGTATAAACTTAAGAATTAGTATACAAACTTAAACTTAAGATTGATAATTTAATATAAACATATATCTATATGTTTACATATAAATGCCATCAATAGATCATAATTTTTTACTAAAATTAAAATCAGACTATAAAAATTACAATACATTTATAGAAACGGGTACATTCCAGGGGGATACTACATTTGCTATGGAACCATATTTTCAAAATCTAATAACAATTGAAGTAAAAGAGGAATTACATAAGAGTGTAGTGTCAAAATATGAAGGTGATAAAATAAAATTTATTCATGGAGATAGTGTTGAAGTATTCAAATATTTATTTAAATATGTTCATGATAAAAGTATATTTTTCTTAGATGGTCATTATTCATCGGGAATTACTGGATATAATAATAAAACAGTCCCATTAATTGATGAAATCGAATTAATTAATAAGAATTTTAAAAATGAAGGTATTATAATAATTGATGATGTTCGATTATTTGGAAAGATGTTAGGAAGTGAAGATTGGAGTGAAATTAGTAAAGATAAAATTTTGGAGATTTTATTTGATAGGATTAGTGATTTTTATTATATGGAAAGTGAATTAGATAAACAGGATAGGTTGGTGATTCATATAAAATCTTCTTTTAAAGATTGTATACTACCATAAACGGAAACCCTAAACGGACACCCTACACGGACATCTTAAACTAATATCTTAAACGGACACCCTAAACGGACATCTTAAACTAATATCTTAAACCAATATCTTAAACGGACATCTTAAACTAATATCTTAAACGGATTTATTTAGTAATATCCATACCAGTATTATCATTAACAAATTTAGCTAAATCACCAATTGATCTATTTCCGGTGTATGTAATAAATGTTTTATTTTTTGGATTATTTAATAATACTGTTGGAAAACCATCAATATTGAATGATTCGACATATTTTTTTTGTTTATCAGCATTAAATTTAACAATATTTAATTTAGAATTATTGATTGCTGAACTAAACTTATCAAATGTTGGCATAAAGGTTTGGCAATGACCGCACCAATCAGCATGAAATAACATAAGAGTTGGATTATGTAAATTATATTTCATATTTATAATATATATATATATAATATAAATGAATAAAAAAAGTTTAGAAAAAATAGATATATTTACATTAGATTTTACATATGATAAAATATTAAAAGAGATATTTGGATTAAATAATTTGAATATATTTATGGATTATATTAATGGTATGATTAATGATAAAGATTCTGAAAATTTAATAACTAAATTATTAGAGATTTGTTGGTATGTATTTATAGATGAAATAATTATAAATAAAAATAATTTTGTAGAATTTTATAATAATGTAATAGCAAAAGGATATAAAATAAATAGTAAGCCTGATAAGTTAGAAATAATTATCAGTGAAAATATTAAAAAATATATGATTGAAAAAAATAATATAAATTACCATAAAATTATTTTAGAATCTATATAATATAGTAATGTTTAGATTTCCTGTAGGTAAAGTAGTAACTGTTGAAACTACTGACGATGATATTTCGGATGTATCTATTAGTATTTCAGCAGATCTTCCTCTAAGAAGTGAACGCTTAAGTGTATCTAGTTTACCATTTGTAAACTATTATTTACCATCTAATATATATTATTCAGATGATCCAATTATGTATTCTTCTGTTTATAGAAATGTATCATATTTAGATATAAATTCAGATAAAGAATTACAGAAAAAATCAACTCGTTTTTATTATTCTCAATTATACAATAGATATATTCCAGATTCAAATTCAGAAATATTAGATTTTGTAAAACTTGGCTCTAAAGATATTAGTTTAGTAAAATCAATGAAAGAAGCAAAAAATAATAGAACAGATGAAGAAGATTATGGTGAAAAAATTAATTATTTAGCAGATTATGTATTTTCTAAAACCGATGTTTTTAGTACATTATATGATTTTGTTAGTCGTCGAAGAATTAATTGGTGGGATTTAAAATATTATTCTGATCAATTAGAATCTATTTTAGTTAATAAGGTTAAGACTAAAATTAGAGATATGTTGATGGAATAAATACTAAATGTTTAACCAGTTTACCCAGTTTACCCCTTTTATCATAATATTATAATTTATTATAATATAATAATAATTTATTCTGCCTCATTTTTTGATCCAAAATTAAATAAATTACTAAACCATTCTCGTATACTTACCGCATTTTCAGTTTCAGAGAATATAATGTAAATTAATATTACACTAATTATTAAAATAGGGATAATATAAAATAAAATTCCCACAATAGTTAATATAATATCAGCAATTACTGATGGTAATAAATCAGAAATACCCTTATCAGAGTATTTTATATCTTTAATCTTTTTTGTAACATCTTTATATAAATTTTGTAATCTTGTCTGTAATAATTCTACTATTGGTTTTGATTTTATATTTGTTTTTATCATTTTTTCAAGTGATATTACACGATCTGATATTTCATTTGCTCTACCAATATTATCTGGATTATTTAATTTTGTATATGTTTCAGATTCTAATTCTTTTATTTCTGATAAAACAACATTGGTTTGATTTGTTAATTCATTTATATTTCTAATATTAATTCCAATCTGATCTTCTAAACTCTTTAATTCAGAAACTAAGACTGATTGGGTTTCATTTAATTTATTAGATGTAGATACAGTATTAAATGTTGATTTTATACTAGGATTAGTATTTCCAGATACTGGTAGACCAGGTAGACTAGGTGCTGGTTTTTTTTCACTGGAAGGTGGTGATCCTGTAATTGGCATATTAATTGGCTTTGGTTGAGTGGTAATCATAGGTGGTGCTGGTTTTGGTAGAGGAACGACAGGTTTTGGTAAAGGGCTTACCAGTTTTGGTGGAGGAGTAACCGGTCTTGGTGGAGGAGTAACCGGTCTTGGTGGAGGAGTAACTGGTTTTGGTGGAGGAGTAACTGGTTTTGG